AAAAACAAACCCTTCTTTATGGGCCTCAGCCAAATCACAGGCGAAGGCAAAAATGGGCGGTAAGCACAGCGCAAGGGCTATGCAGTTAGCCACTAAGATTTACAAATCAAAAGGTGGTGGATACTCAGGTGCTAAAAGTTCCTCAAACAAATTAAGCAAGTGGGGAGATCAAAAGTGGACAACCTCAGATGGAACTAAGTCAGAAGGTAAGAAAAGATACTTACCAGAGAAAGCATGGAAGTCATTGAGTGCTGGGGAGAAGAGTGCAACAAATAGAGCTAAGTCAGCAGGCTTAAAAGCAGGCAAGCAATTTGTAGCACAGCCCAAAGCTATTGCAAAGAAAACAGCCAAGTTCAGAAAATGATGTTAGGGGGATTCTTGTTTGGGTTATTATTTGTTACCTTTACAATAGGAATTTCCTTCATCATAGGAGAAATAATTGAAAGAAGAGATGCCAAAAAATAAAATTGTTGGAAAGAATACAGCCCCTGCCTCTAATAAGGCAACAGGACGCAAGTATACAAACCAGAAGGCGTATAATGCTCGCCCTGATCAAGTTAAGTACAGGGAGGAGTTAAATGGTGAGGCCCGTAAGAGAGGTATCTATGGTAAGAGAAACGCTGCTGGAAAAGACTTAAGCCATACCAAGAGCGGTAAGATGGTACTAGAGAGTAGTACGAAGAACCGGGCTCGCAACGGCCAAAACGGTAAGACTACCAAAAAATAAATTTGTTTCTCATTGGGGCTCAGATTATCTTTGCCCTCCCTATGAACGAGTATCAAGTATTACACAACCTCAAACAAGAAGTTAAGAGGTTGAAAGCCAAGTTAGAAGAAGAAAGACTGGCTCACAAAAAGCAATTAGACAAGTTACGAGAAGAGATCCTCTCCCCCAAAGTAAGTGTAAGGAATCAGAAGGATAAGTGGGAACAAGCCATGCGTTCTGTATGCCTAACCTACGGCATGACTCCAGATCAAATCCATGAGCAATGCAGACTCAAGGAGAGGTTATATGCCCGTCACCTATTCTGTTTCGCCTGTAAGACTGAGTTAGGCATGAAGGTTTCCGAGATTAGCCTAGTCATAGAGCGAGACAGATCCACAGTAGAGAATGCAATCACCAAGGCGACAGATTTAATTAAGTACGATAAGCAAGTGGCTTTAAAATACGATAAGATCAAGAGGACAATGTCGCAAATATTGTAAATAAATGCGACACAAATGTCCAGTTTTTATGTAAATTAACTGGACACAATTCGGAAATTTACCGAATTAGTGTATGTAAATGCACATAATGATGGATAACTCATACAAATTATACCCGAACGCATATAAAGTGTCATATATGGCTCATTTTCATACCCTTTTGGGTGCTTTAAAGCGCATTATTGCACAATAATTGCACATTTTGATGGTTAAATGAGCTAAAAATCACACAAATTGCACAATATATTGGTCATTTATCACAAATTTGGCACTTAAGGATTTTTTGCATAAGTTTGCACTGTTCATATTTATTGTTTAGGGTGAATGGGGTGGTTTAGGCTACCCCTTTTACTAAAAAGCCCACCGAAAACAATTGACTAGTGTTATCTGGAGGCAACTCAAATCGGATAACGACCCTGCAAAATGGGTGAAATGTTTCTTGGTCTCCGACATCGTCAAGGAGAGAACTTGAAATGTCTATTATTTTTATATTAGCAAAAAGCTAGTAAACAAAGAATTAATAGGTGGGCTTTTAACCTATACGTTTACAATTTATACTTTATAGTAAACATATAAGTTTATAACTTATCTTTGTGCTATGAAACAAATAATATTTATCGCAATGTGCATTACGGTAATTTCGTGCTCTCCTAAGCATAGATACGATCGTTTGATACGTAAATATCCGTATTTATCGTTAACTGATACGGTAATTGTAAGGGATACTCTCATCAAAGAAGTTAGAGTTCCAGTGCCTGAGTACAGGGATTCATTTATTATTGAGTGCGATACCTTTATCGAAACTAAGCAGTTAATTATCTATAAGAAAGGTTCTTTCTTTGGAGTAACAGTGAAAGCAGATACCATAACTTACAGAGATACATTTGCTTACGAGGTTAAAGTCGCTGGTAAAATAGTTAACAAGGAAATAATTAATTGGTGGTATATTGCAGGCGCATTCATTATTGGAATGGTGCTCGCCTTATACCTAAGAAAATGAAGTTTAACCAAGAATCTTTTAACGAGAATGATGAGGAAGCTAAGAAGCTACTCATTGCATTTTTAAAGAGTAAAGGTCACAATATTTCAAATAATTGTGACAAATACGGTATTGATTTATTTTCTGAGAAAGGTGGGATTGAGTATAAGTGGGAAGTAGAGATGAAGGTTAAAAGACCGTGGACTTCCAAAGATACATTTCAGTTTGATTCTGTATCCTTCCTAGACCGTAAGAAGAAGTGGGACAATTTTTGGTATGTAATCATCTGTAAGGAGACCCTTGCTGCCATCATCTGCCACTCTAGTGTAATATTCCACGATGATTACAAACAAAAGGTTTATATCAATAATGCAGATAGAAAAGGGACAGATTATTTCTTTCGTGTTCCAAAAGAAAAATGTATATTTGTGTCTCCCGAAGAATTTAATTTATGAGCAGAGACAATATTAACCCCAATCATTACAAGCAAGGCAAGGTCGAGTGCATTGATGCAATTGAATCCTCAATGACACCAGAACAATTTAAAGGTTACCTTAAGGGTAATATGCTTAAGTATATGTGGAGATTTGAGAATAAAGGGGGAGTCGAAGATTTAAAGAAAGCTCAGTGGTACTTAAGTAGATTAATCGAAAGTATTGGGCCTAAGGAATTCGTACACCCAGATGCGGTATACGCTAATGAAACTTTTAGCAAGTTGTGAAAATCTACTGGACATATAGCAGAACCACACTAAAGCCCTCGGAGATCAATGCTCACGAAAAAGCTAAGGTTCGCATGTCTAGTGATAAGTATCATGTTGGTGGGCTCAACAGAATGACCCCCCTATTTACCCACTGCATCACTACAGAGGGCTACTTACACGCTATCAATTACTGCCCAGGACAAGAGGTACATTTAGCTCTAATCGGAGGAGTAAATGAGGAATGCGTTTACACAAATACAGCAACCCAAAAGCAATTATTCACCCTAGGCAATATAGTACGTTTCTATATGTCTATGGGCGAGGTAATTGAAGAAGGTGATCTATCTAATTTTGACTTAATATTATGGCTAAAAGCAGTAAACAAGTAATCGAGGAGGAAATTAAGGAACTCCAGAAGCTAATTTCTTGGTGTGAGTATTACACCGCAGTTAATAATCCTATTGAGGCGAATAAGGCTCAGAAGGAGATTGAAGAACAGAAAAAGAAAATCAATGAGCTTAGAAAAGATTACGAAATTCCTAAAAGAAAATAAGATATCTGAGGCCGATGCAATTGAAAGATTGCGTCTACAGGATTCCGATCCCGCCAAGGATTTCTATTCAACGCTCGTCTCAGCGTCTAAACAGTTAATGGACGGGGTTAAGGATAAAACCTTAGACCTTGATGACCCTTATCAGAAAGGGTTATTTCAATTACTGCAAGCAGGCGATAAGATTAATAAGAGCCTTAAGTTAGCCAAGATGGAGGCGTACCCAGAAGAAGATGTAGTCGAGGACAATGTCTCATTTATGGATCGGGTCTCAGGTAAAAAATGAAAAAGAGTAAGTTTCTTTACGATGAGTGGTGGGTCAAGTATGGTTTGCCTACTAATGCTACCCCCAAGGAGAAGGATTTATGGTGGGGTAAAGAATTGGAATACTGGAACACAGGTCGTTTCGGCTTGACAGGAGCACACTACTTTGCACTAACGCAAGCAACCGTAAAAGATGCCAGAGGTTACAAAAAAAGACCGATTTGGCGAGATATAGATGAATTGATCTACGAGGGATACGAAGAAGCCAAGAGAAGTAATAGTGATTTATTTATCACGAAGAGACGTGAGGTTGGTTTGTCTCTAATCTTCGGAGGAATTATTCCTGTATGGATTGCATTAACTAAGCCAGGTTCTACAACACTGATAACCAGTGCAGATAAACAGAGATTAGAGGAACTATTTAAGAATAAGACTCGTATTGTTTTTGACCACCTAGATGATTACATTCGCCCGGGCGTTATCTCAACACGTCAACAAGGTTACTTGCACCTAGGTCAAAAGAACCAGAACACAGGATCTATAAGTGGGTTAGACAGTCAGATTGTAACTAAGGAAACAGTCGATACACCCACAGCCTTTGAAGCGTATCGTGCAGCTCACGTCTTTATCGATGAAAGCATGCTTCATCCCAAGGCAGATCAAGTTTATAAATCTGCACAGGCCAGTGTGAAATCGGGCTTCGTAAAGATTGCTCCAATCATCATTGGTGGTAGTGCCGGTGAGTCTACATCTGTTGGTCAGAAGTTGGCTATGAATTTGTGGAACAATGCCGAGAACTTAAATATTTTGACTCTCTTTCTTCCCGGCAATAAAGGGATTATGGAAGCACCAGAATTAGATGAGAACGGAAAGGAAACAGGAAAGATATTGGATTTTTGTCCCAATGGCTGGAGCGATGAGAAAGGGGCTACAGAATGGATCATGAAGACGAGAGAGAAATTAGATAAGATCGAGGACAAGTCCTTCTTAAACTCATTTATCAAGCAGTATCCCCTTGACATTCAAGAGGTTTTCTCCTTTAGCGCAGAGGGTAATTTACCCAAGCACATTATCGATAAGTTGAATACTCAGGAAAGAATTATATTAAGTTCACAGCCCCCAATTGAGGCGGGTATAATCTTTCGTGATGTAGATGGAGTGCTTCAAAAGAAAGCTGATAATAGAAGTAAGATGAAGTTCCTGCACAACCCAGAGCCGGGACATACTTATATTGCAGGGATTGACCCCATTCCATTTGTCAGTAAGAATATGGGCGATGGATCTAAGCAGGCTATTGTCATAAAGGATGTGGATTTAAATAGATATGTGGCCCACTATGCAGAACGGGACTCAGATCCAGATATCATAGTAGAAAATATGATCATGCTACAGGAGTACTACAACAATGCTGTGGCGATGATCGAGATTAACCGAGGTGGTGTTGTCTTAGAAAAATATAAACAGGCCGGCAAATTACACTTACTTGCAAAGAAACCAGTGTACTTAGGTAAGGGGTTTCATAAATCTGATGGCTCCTATGGTTACTATAAGAGTGACCAGACATCTGAGAGAGGTAATACCTACTTGATCGAGTACTTAAATAAGTACAGTGATGAAGTATGGTTTCTGGAATTCATTGAGGAGGCTAAGAATTACCTCGTAGAGAATACGGATTTAATTGATGGTGTTGTAGCCTGTGAGATACTACATAAGAATATTGTAGAGAAACACAAACAGACCGCCACTAAGTTTGTAGCAACGGAGAAGGAGATACCTATGTTAGAATTTGTCAATGGTAGGTACAGAAGAGTCTGGAGAAAAGTAAAGATACATTAATCGTTTACATTCTTGTACTCGATCAAGGCGCATACAACATCGATTGCTTCCTCGGATATCTGACCATCTTCAAATTCAAATGGAATCTTAATGGGTCTCAGTGCACCTTTTTGAAAACATAAATACCCATCATTGTACCACAGATGGAACGTTACTCTTAGACTAGGTACAATTACATCAGCCTTACGTGTTAAGAAACTTCTAGAGAACTGTATTTTCCTCTGGAGTATATCTTCCCGTAAGGCCAAGATAATTGTTTTAATATCTATTCTATTCTCAGGAACTATAAAATTTAGAATAGGGTCTTTTGCAATGGCTTTATCGTGTCGATTAGCTTCTGACATTCCCTTACATAGAACAAGTAATTCAAGTCGCTCTTTCTTATAGTAGAACTTACGTTGAACGGCCGGGTCTGATATCCGTCTAGAAGCTGATGCTCTCTCCCATCTTCCTGTAATTTTAGACTTACTCCACCGCTTTTCACTGGTAAGAACCGATAGATTCGTCCGTAATTGTCCCGGTGTTCCTTGTTGTTTTTTAAATAAGCGAACTCTGCGTGCCATCCTTTTCCTGCTTTATATCTTCCACAAAAATCGTAAATATTTTTATGTTTAACTAATGTTTGTTCTATTGGGGTATTGTCTACAAAGTAGTTACGTACTGCTAAGGGGACAACCATGAATGAATTATCTTTATGCCAGTCCTTCTTAGTCTCGAAACAACCTTTCTCCTTGACCTTGCCATCAGTTCTAACAGCAATGTAATTGTTTACATCTCTGATAATCATCTTATCGTAATTGGCGTACTCAAGAGTCAGCTTAGTTTTCTCTTCCCACTCCTTGCAAATATTAAGTAGTTCATCCTTCTTGGTCTTCACGTGGCGAATTGTCACACCATCGGTATTGATCTGAAGTATCTCGCACCCACATTCGTACAGGGACTCCACCAACATTGTAATCAGCAATTGACCATTGACGGTGACTCCATAGAAAACATTGGGGTCGTAGAAACAGGAAACATCTGAGCCCGTCTTACCAAATAAGCCATTTAATGAGAGTTTGAGTGCATCGTCAGTCAGCTTATCGCCTTCCTTCTGAGCCTTAACCCTTTTTTGAAAGATATCAGAGTACACTTGTACAAAGGTATCTTGATCCATTTGGCGGGGGTGTAATCGATTCTGAATAAATAGATTAGGGTAGTACGACTTTACATCGATATCTAAAATGTCATGTACATCAGAAGAACTATATACACCAGGAGAAACGCAAGCGTGAATCCCACCAACCCCATAATCCAAGCGAAGGTCAGCGTAGTTGACCGAGAAAGAAAAAGACTTCTTTTGTTGAGCAGTTTTTTTAACATCTATATTGTGTATTTCAAAGTGTTTGAATAATGAATCGACATCCTTACTTGTATCTAAATTGTCAATGAAGTTTTTAAGATACTGACGGGAGGAGATAGTACCTTTCATAATCTCCAGAAGGTCTTGTAAATTCTTATGGCGGAAGGAGACATACTTAAAAATGATATTCTTTAGTGGTACATCTACACTTTTACCTCTGATTGATTTCAAATCGCTAATAGATTGATCCATAGCATCAGATAAGTATTTAAGAAATATCATTTCTCCAATGACTACATCACTCTTATTCATTACTGCCAAGCCGTATTGTTGTGTAATAGACTTCCTCAAATCAATCTTATCCTGACATTTATCGTAGAACTCAGCTGTAAATAATACATCGTTTAAGTTATACTCTAATACATTTTCTAAAAGCTCCTCAGTAATTTCTGTAGTGTGAGAAAATGGCATATCCATTACATTTTTCCAATGTAGTGCAACCTCCAGAGCCTTTAAAGAACATGACCTCGCCTTATTATCATAGTGATTTAATAAATAGAGGTCTAATTGTTTAATAGTCTGGGGCGTATACATCGTTTCTTTTTGGCTTACTAGATGCTGTACGAAGGAATATATTTGTTCACCTGTGACTTGTAACGTTTCCCATATGTAATTTGTTACAGGCCAGTCAAAGTGTAGATTATTGAAGCCAACCATACCGGCCTTCTTGCGCTTCAACATGGATAAATAGGTTTTAAACTTTTGGTGATCGTCTCTAAAGTTAGAAATAACAAAAACATTAACCTCCTTTGTGTCTACATCGTAATCTGTATATGTAAAACAATTTGCAAAAGTTTCTATATCGTATACCTTAATCATAATATGGTGTATGTTAAATCCTTTATGTATAAAATGCCCTCTGAGGTCTTTAACTCCCGGCAATAAAAGTAATCAATTAATTGCCACGAATCACTTACAATAGGAATTAATCTATTTCTATAAATGAATTCTTTCTTTTTTAGCTTATTGAAAAATAGTGGACTCAGGTTGAATTCCTTTACCTGTTCCCCACGCTTGTGGTGAGCCGAACAAATCATTTGCATCGTTTTCCAATTCATATTTTGTATCTATTAGGGAGTGAAACTTGCCGTCCTCTGAGTACTGCCCAGAAGCACGATTGAACTCGTAATCTATTCTACCAAGGGTACCTCTGAAGTGCCACTTAATTTTCTGTACGTGTACTTCTACGGGATCCTTCTGTCCATTCTCAAAGGAGCGGTGCACAGCAATACCTACATCGGGTACGTTAAAGAAGTGGTGAGACCCAGATATATCATACATACGGGGTACATTGTACCCAGCATTTGTCTTATCTATCTTTCTTGGGTGTGCTACCAAAACAATACACACATTATATTTAACTGCGAATTGTTTTAATCGTCTCAGCAAGTGACCAATCCTTTCATTACTACTGTCCTCTGAGGCATCTTGCTCAATATAATTAAATGGATCTAGACATAAGCAGTCAATCCCATTTCTTCTCACCATGTTCTCCGCTATACTCAATAGATTAGTAAGGCGATAATCTTCTAGAACATCCACATTATAAAACCAGAAGTGCTTACCGATAATCTTAATCGCTCTTTCGACCTCGCCTGTATTCATTGTATCCAATGCCTTGCCTGCCATTTGTTCAGCCATACGAGTAATTTTAAGTGGGGCGATGTTTTCAGGCGAGAACATACCAAACTTCCAATTGCTTAAGTAAGCCAGACGGGTGAAGATAAAGTCAAGCCACGTGCTCTTACCACTACCCGGGATGCCCGTAACTACAACTAACTCGCCACGATTCCAAGATAGATGCTTATCGGTCTCAGACATTCCTATGTGACTGCCTACTGGATACCCATCTTGCTGATAGGATTGTATTACAGATAAGTAATCATAAGCATTGGAGATTTCTGCAATAGGCAATTGGTCTGCCTGCTCATACAAACGATACACATATTCCTCACCATAGGCTTTCAGGCAATCGTTTGCATCCTTCTGTCCTTCTGGAAAACGTATAGTCCGTATATCAGAGGAGTTGAATCTTCGTGCTAAGTCCTCACCCAATTTACGCCCCGGCTCATCGTTATCAGTAGCTAAATAAATAATCTTGCCCTCAAATAAATCGTACACTGCATCGAGCCACTCTAAATTATTATTATTCTTACTGGCACCATTGGGTACAGATACTGCGGATGTGAGCCCCGATTGATGCCATACCATACACTCTTCCTCACCCTCGCAGATGATTACATAGTTCTGATCCTTAATCGAATTGATATTGTATGGAATCTTACGGGCATCCTTGACCATCTTGAACATCTTATCGGATGTCTTGAACTTAATATTAATTAGATCATCCTCAAGAAAGTAATTGAAACATATAACCTTATGTTCTTTCTGGTCTTGAGGCATCCACTCAGCACCCTCGCTTATCTTAAAATGGGTTACGGTCTCAGTCTTTATTCCCCTTTTTGTAAAGTAGGCGAAGATCCCCTCGGTTTTAACTAAGGGACGGCTTTCAGGACGCACATACTGGTTCACAGAGCCACTCCAACCACAGTGGTGACACTTCCATACCCCATCGTCTATATTAACGCCTAAGGATGGGTCATTCTTCTTCTTCCTTTGGTGGGCACACTTGGGGCAGGTAGTCTTAACTTCTCCGCTCCACTTATTTCTAAGGTCTATTCCTATTTTAATTAATTTATCTGCGTTCATTTTATGAGTTTGTATGCTAGGCTTGTGACGACTATGACAGTTACTATTACTATTATTGTTTGAAAGAGTGGACTATAGCAAACGGCAAATATAAAGCCGATGTACATAAGAAGCAATATTAATCTGTAGACTTTATCTCTGCTCATCTTTTCGCTTAGATCTTCCACAATTCGTACGTGCTATTCTTAGTTTTAAACTTAATGTAATTATCTTCCTGCTCCAGTATCTCGGTTATCTCCGTAGTTTGCCATGTGAATGACTCGTTAAACGGGGACATGAGTAAGGATCGCCCTACTTCTGGATCGCTATGTCTTTCTTTGAACTTGCCGGTCTCATCCCACTCTAGCCACATTATATCTCTAGAATGTTTCGTTAGTCCATCGTGTCTAACTAATCTGTAGTTTTGG